GTCATACTCTACTTCGTATATGCCAATGGCTTTCTTTTCGGCAACAGTCCATAAAGAAAAAATCTTACTAGAGTATTGAATATTATTGATTGTTAATTTTTTAGGATGATTAAATTGTTTGGTAATGCTACCACTTTCTACTATTGCATACATATTCTAACTCTCACTTAAATTCATTGATCTACCAATTTCTTGCCAGATAGCACCATTGTATCTAAATACATGAATGTCAGTCTTGCCATCAGTAGCAGTTTCCGTTGGTTCTGTACTTGCTGGAAATTCAAATACTGTGTTCCATCCGATAGTATGTGAACCATTGTAATTAATTTCTAAACAAATAAATGCACCTTCAACAGCGTTGCTTGGTGCAGAGAAAGTCGTGTTCTCTGTTGTTATATGATAGGCATTTGGTTTAGCTTGAGTATCCCAGGCTACCGCATTTGATGATGATGTAATTGCTTGTTGAGGAATGTATGCCAAGTCATTAAATTGTATTTTACCTGTGCCATTAGTTGTTAATGTAATATTGCCATTTGTATCGGTAGAAGAAATATCATTTCCGTTTACGGTAATATTATCTACGGATAGAGTTGTTAGTGTACCAAGAGAAGTAATATTAGATTGAGCCGCCCCTGTAACTGTAGCCGCTGTACCAGAAGCATTACCTGTTACATTACCTGTTAGTGGTCCAGCAAAAGCATCAGCAGTTACCGTACCATCAAAGTACGCATCTTTAAATTCAACACTATTACTACCAAGGTCAAGAATATTATTTGCACCAGGAGTTAAAGCACCATCAGTTAAGATTAATTGTTTTTCATTACCCGCATAAAAGTTAATTGTATCAGCAGTTTCAAAATCTATTTTAGTTTCATTATCCTCACCAATTTTTATATCGGTAGCGAGTAGGGAAGTAATCCCTGTTTGTGCCGCATCAACAGTAAAAGTTAAATCATACGGATCAGCATCAGTACCATTAGAAGTATCAGTCCAGTTTGTTGTAATACCAGAGCCAATAAACTTAACTTCTTTTCCATCTTCAATTGAAACTTCTGTACCATCATCATCCTCTAGTACAAAGTTTGTCATAGAACCAGAACCCGCTGGTCCAGTTGGCCCAGTAGAACCCGTAGGTCCAGATGGTCCAGTTGGCCCTGTTGGACCCGCTGGTCCTGTAGAACCTTGAGATCCAGTAGACCCAGTATCACCTGTAGGCCCCGTAGGTCCTGTAGGTCCTTGACTTCCAGTAGGTCCTGTTGGTCCTGTTGGGCCTGTAGCCCCCGTAGCACCAGTAGGTAAACCAAAAGCAAATGCACCTGTTGTAGTATTGTATGTAGCAGTAGCAGAACCACCAGCGGCTACAGTAGATACAGAAACACTTGTTCCAGGTTTAGCTATAGACTCTAAGGCAGTACCATTGCTGTCATAAGAAACAATTTTATTTGCATTATTAGAAGCTGTATTATCGTAAGGCCAAATTAATTCACCAGATGTACCTGTGCCAGATGTAGTTCTTTTTGTATAAGGGGATAATTGAATAGACCTAGAAATATTCTCAGACATTTGCTGATCAAATATAACTTGGTCATCTAATTCTGTTTCTAAAGAAGAAGCTGTCATTGATCCACCAGTTGAGTACGCAGTAGTACGCTGTATTGTATCAGCCGATAAAATTGTAACTATGTCATCTTCAGAAGGAAATTGACCCGAAGCAAAAGTAATAGAACCCGATCCAGAGGACAGGGAAACAGTATAATGTGTAGTTAATGTTTTTAATGTTGAATTAACATAGACAGCTAAATCTGATCCAGAATTAACTCTAAAGGTAAAAGCATAAGGACCTTGTTGGTTACTTGAGCCAACGGTGAATTGTGCTTTACGGTGTACGTCAGTTATTGTAAAATCTGCCATCTAATTTGTAAACCTATGTTTTGCCATTTGTAAAGCATAAACCAAATATTTTGAATAGAAACATATCATAACCTAAAACATACCTTTAGGAGCTGATTGACCGTTTTCATCCATAAAGATTTTACGATCTTCTATACGGGAAGCTAAATCTGGATGTATTCCTGTTTGTCCAGGTGTTCCTAACATTTGTTCTTTAGATAATTTAAAATAATCATTCTTAATACTATTCATATGATTTTCTTGTTCGCCTAAACTTAGATTTAAAAACGGGGTATAGTTCAATAAATCATGTTGCATCTTTTCTTGCATATTCATTTCTTTTTTAACACCATTGACATAATAAGATTTAGTTAAAGTATTAGCTAATGAAATGTAATCATTGTACTGAATAGCAGTCATTGGGATACCATCCATTGTTTTAGGTGGCATCGTAAAACCAATACCGTTTTCACGAAGATAAGTATCTAAGAAATTAAATTTACTATTTTGTAATTTAAACGGTGTCCAATAAGACCAATGAAATTCACCTACACCTGGAGTTACTACTTCACCCCAAAAGTTTAATGCTGGAGGAACGTCTTTGTTAAAATAAGGTGTTCTTGATTTCCATCGTTGAACAGCTTCAGACCAGCCAATAAACCATGCATTACCTTCTGTATTTGTAGGCATGACATTAGATGACTCTGGGTCCATAAATCTTTCATAGTTAGCAATCAATGCACCAAATGGTCCTGTAGTTGTAGATAAACCAGCAGTTGTTACTTGTTTAGCTAGTAACTGTTTTAATCTTTCAAATCGTGTTGTTGGGCTTTCATATTGTCCACCAATTAATTCTGAAAATTCTGCAACAGATTGCAAGAAAGGCATATCTGATAAATAACTAAATATTGCACCACCACCAGCTATCATCATGTTTTCTAAATCACTTTGATTATTACCTGTGGAATGATTAGACATCCAAGCCATATCAGCAGACACCGCTAATAAAGCTGATAAAGGTTCAAACCTTGCATATGATATCCATTGCATCTCACCATTTTCCATTCGTATACCAATACTATAAGGAGGAATGTTTTCTGATTTCCAAGAATTTTTAACTGCTTGGTCATATGGTAAACCACCTGTAATAACAACATCATCATCCATTGTACCAGAAGCCATAGCTGTAAATGTTGCAACTAAACCTGTACCCATTATCATTTTACCCATTGCTCTATCTGATCTAGCACCACCAGCTTTTAAATCAGCTAAAACACTTGGTTGTAATAATCCTGTTGGTAATCTTTTATTAACTTCCAACATAATGTTAGTAGGTGTTTTATAAAAAGGTATCCATATCTTGGCCACAGGATGTGACATTGTTCCTTGTATCTTTCCTAAAAATCCATCTAGGTCTTGTTGGAATGTAGCAATTTGTGCAGACTTTGTTGCTTGTTGTGTTACGTCATTAGAAGGATTAATTAATATTTGTCTGTAGGCTTCTTCTGCTAATTCTTTGTTACCTGTCTTTTCAAATGTTTGCATAGCATTAGCATACGCAATTTTATGCATTTCACCACGGTAAGCTATTGTTTTAAAAAACTCATCTTCCGCTACAAGAAATCTTCCAGGACCACGGTAGATCATTCCAATGACATCTATCATTTGCCCCATAGTAGAGTTTTTATCTAATCCAAAATTTTCTGATGTAATAGCTTTTTGAACACGCTGATCCATTTTAGACGTAAAGTCTGTTGGCATTTCTGTTTTAAAAGCAGTCCACATATTTTGTAAGGCTTCAAACATGGCAGTTTTATATCCATAATTTATAGCCATCATTTCACCTATGTAAGCACGATCACCTTCACCTTTACCCATAAATCTGTAATCACCAAAACCAATTCCTTTTTCTGGTATAACACCCATTTTAATTAACTTAGTACGAACAGAACCTACAACACCTTCCACACCAGCTTCGGGTATTTTGTACATCATAAAAGAAGTGTTACCAAAAATATTAACCATGTGTGTAACAGGGGAGGATAGTAAAGAATTAATCCATACTTCTGAAAATATGTCACCACCTTTATTCATCCAATTTTGATCTTTTAAAAACATTGTTTGTTTATGCTTATCTGTAAACAACATAAAATTATTGGCGTGTTTAACAATGTTATCAAGACTTAAATTCATGTCTTGACTCATTTCATCTAAGCCTTTGACATTTTCTGGTGAGTCTAATCCTTTTGTATTAGTATGCTTTTTAATATTACCTAATACCATTAGTGATCTTGCTACTTCAGCATTATTACCACCAACATGAGCTAATATAACATTAAAAAATCCAACTTGTTTTGCATACTCAATAGCTGTTTCATCTGCTGTCTTACCTGGTAAAGCACCACCAGAACGAACTAAATTAGCTAAATTTCTTGTTTGATGTAATTGTTGTATCATTACAAGATTTGCTCTTAATACTTCTGGTGCATTTTTAAGCATCTCTCTTGGTTTTAAATTTATAATTTTAGATAGTATTTCATCATTACCAATTGCTGATGCTTCTTTAATTAATTGATCCATGTCTACTTTACCAGCTTTGGCTTGTTCAACAAAAGGAGCAAAGGCTTTAGTTACAGCTTCCGCATACATTTTAACATCATCTGGTCCAGCAATTTGATCGAGGTTAATTAAAACTTGATTATAGTTACCAGTAATCTTTCCTTCTAAGACACCAGACTTTTGAAATGTTTCTTCTAATAAAGTAATCATTTCTGGTTCAGCGTCTTTGATATAAATTTTACCATCAACAACAGTAACTAGATCATCACTTAATACAGGTTCACCTCTTGGTTTAAGATCATCTGGATCAACTTTAGGTATTTTAAATGGACCAGCTACTTCAACAGCTTGATCATCTAAAAATATATTTTCTTGTTCGGGTATAACATTTTCTGGAACAGCACTTTCTACTTGGTCTATAGGAATATCATCTGTTGGAACTAATTCTGGATTGTTATTAATTGACTCAACAATTTGATCTGGCTCTGGTGTATTAATAGACTTTGCAATCTTTTCTACACTATCTGGTTGTACGTCTAATATATCTTCTCTCATTATATTCCTCCTTGGTTGGAAGGAATATTAGTAGTTAAACCTTCTTGTTGTTTAAGAGCTGATTCGATTTGTCCGATGATATTGTCGTAGGCTGTTCCGTCAAAGGTGTATCCGTATTTATTTGCGAATTGTTCATCGAATTGCTTTTTCTTTTTGAGAAGTGATGCGACTGTTTCGAGAATATCCAATCTTCCTTGGTCGCTAATTTTCTTGATATAATCTTGCCCATTGTTTCCTATACTTAATAAGTTACCATCGCTTTGTGCGTATTTGATAGTAATATCAGCATCTAGATTTTTTTCAACAGTATTCTCTATGTTTTGTACAAATGTTTTATTATCCATTGTAGAAAAATTAACAACAAAAATACCGTCTGGTCCATTTATTAAGCCAATGTCTGGATTATCTATTGCTTTACCTAAAGCTACTGTTTCTTCAGCAGTTAATTGTCTACCTATATCTACATACATACTATTAGCTTTAGACTTAGTTTTTATAATAGATGGTCTTGTATAACCTACAGCATCTTGTAATAAAATTAATCCTCTAGCTGATGAATAAATATCTAGTAAGTTTTTACCAGCTTCATCCATTGCACCTATGTCAGTACCTTTTGCTTTAGAGGTAGCAAATTGTGATTGCGTAGAAGGATTAGATACACCATCCCAAAATCCTGGTGCTTCAAAATCACCTGGTGATAGTAATCCTAATTCTTTAGCTAGTATGTCATGACCGTTAGCATCAACAAACAACGAAGAAACACTAGTATGATATTGTGCTTTCATTGTATTTGGTGCAGATCGTAATTCAATTAAATGATTTGTAAAATCACCTGGCATAGACTCCCAACTTACTTGGGCTAAATTATTATCTAAATTATCAGCAAAACTTAAAGCAGAGTTAGCAAGTTTATCTGCATCTAATGGTTCACCAAAAGCTAATTTATATTGAATATCAAAATATTTTTTTGGATCAACAATAGTAAATTTATTATTAACTAATTTACCAGCACCAGTTGTTAATGCTTCTGCTTTAGCTTTAGATGCAACAGCTTCAAATCGAGCTTTAGTTGCTACCCAAATAGATGCTTGTGCTTGTTCTATTTCCCATCCTTTTTTATCAGCAACTTCTTTTACATATTTTTCTATAAAGTCATATTTAACTGGACCAACATTTACATCATAAAAACCAAATGCTCTTGCCATCCATAAATCAACTGTAATTCCTTCTGTAGCATTAGGATCAATACTTTTAATTATGTTGTTATAAAAAGCATTTGTTTTACGCCCACCCCAATCTTGATTTTTAGTTAATACTAAATGTGCTTTTACATCTCTGGATTTAGCAGAAATATTATCATAGTCACCATGACGAACAACAGTTGCTGTTCCATCACCCATATCTATAATTTCTAAACCACTTGATTTTTGTCCTTTAACTTTTTGACCACCACCAAATTCACTTAATAATTCTTTAAAAAATTTAGCTTGTTGTGTTTTATTTAAACCTTCTGGTATTGTGACAGTTCTTAAAATATCACCATCCCATATAGGAATACCAGCTTGAAATTTATTCCAGGCTTTGATAGCAAATTGTGTATTGACAGCAACATTAGTTTGAGGAGAATAAATAGCAATTAACTGTGCAAATTTATCAGCTTTGTCTGCATCACCACCAACATATTTAAGAATTGATTCACCACTATCTTTGTACCAATTTTTTCCACTTTCACCTTCATCAGATAATTTCATCATGTCTGTAGAAAGTTTTGTTTCTAATTCTTTAGTAGCTAACTTTTGATTTTCTACTGTCATTTCACCTGTTGTGGTAGATTTCATTTTAGTAACATCATCTACTTGATTAATATTATCGGGAACAACAACACTAGCACCACCTTCTTTAAAAGATTGTACTTCAAATTCTTCTCCTAAACTTTGAACAAGTTTGTTAGCTAAATCTTCTCTGTCAAAGGAAGCTATAACTTCACCGTCTTTATTAGTAACTTTAAAAACACCTTCTAATCCATTATCTTTAACAGCTTCTAAACCTAGTTCTTTTGAAAATAATTCTCTACCTTGTTTGTTATGTTTTAACGCAAACATACTTTTATAAAATGGAAAGATAAATTCTACAAAACCAGCTACAGGTAAATTACCAAAAGCATCTTTATATTTAGCTTCAAAAACTGTATCATCTTCATCTCTTGCTAAACTATCTACTATTTTATTATAGACATCTTGACTTTCAGCATCAGCTAAACCAAACATTTGTAACATTGCTGGAATGTTTGTTGCTTCGGGATCAGCAGTACCACCCGCTGTAAATTCCATACCTAGTTCAGCTAATAATATTCTACCAAAATTTTTCCATGAACCAAGTGTTGCAAAACCTTTAGGTAATATTTTTTTTGCTAAAGCATATGATCCAAATCCAGTAGGGGCGTATTGTCCAGCAATTTCAAAACCCATTCCTAATGCACCTTCTTGTCTGTCTGGTAAATTTTCCATAGGCATAGAACCAGCAGATTGTCTAATGCCAGAAGAAGAATACAAACCTCCTGTTATTAAATCTACAAAGTCACCTGTATTTTTTGCACCAATAGCAAACCCACGCCATAATCCCTTAACTGATCTTTCTATTTTATCTGGCTTACTCATAAAATTTAAAATGTCCTCTGACATCTGTGCTTTAGATTTAGATTTATTCATTTGGGCTTTACCCATCATTTCTAAGAAACTATAAGATTGGTTGCCTGGTTCTTTTATGCCAAAACCATTTTCATCGTATCCATAAGTAACGGTGTCACCTTCAGTATTTTTTACAGTAAATTCATGGTCATACATTTTGTCTAAGTCATAATTATTGACATCAGACATAAACCCAAAAAGTTTATCTACTATGTTAAATCTTTTTTCTGTTTCAACTTCTATCATATTATAATTGTGCTAGTTGTGCCTTTAAGGTTTTTAAATTAGCTATAGTAATTCTTACTTTTTGTTTTTGCGTAGACCATCCAGTATAGCCATTATCTTCTGTTATAAGAACACGGGTATTATCTTTTTTCTGATTAAGATCATGTTGTAATACTGTTATCCATTGATCTATTTGTGCTGGTTGTATATCTTTTGTTATAGGCTGTAAGTTGTAAACGGTATCACCAATACTAAGATCAAATTCTTTATTAGCAAAAACAGGGAAGCTAGTAGTTATGGATGTAACAGTATTATTTATTCCTGTTTTAGATAATGTATCTAATTCAGTTGTAATCATATTATTAACAAATTCTGTAGCGTTAAATGGATTTTCTATTTCATCACCTGTTTGAATAGTATCTTCATATTTCATTTGTTCTTCTAGTAATGCTATATTAACTCTTTCATACAATTGCATTGCTATTCTATTTTCTTGTGTCCAAGTATCAGAGTTAGCAATATCTTGTGGCATATTTTTAATTTTACCTTTTACAATTTTCATTGCTTTCGTTACATTTGCTGTGTTCTGTGCTTTAGCTTCTTTTATTAATGTATTAATTGTTTCTAATCGTAATGTGCCAGAACCAAAGAAACCATAATCATCGTTTTCTATTAATTGATAAATGTCATACACATTGACACTACCAGTTAATATTTGATTTCTAACTTTATCTTCTAGGTTTGGTGTGTTAAATCCAATAGAGTTACTTGATTGTAATACTTTTAACAAAGATTCTACTTGATCAGCATAAACAGGATTAGTAGCTAAAAATTCTAAAATAGTTCTTGCACCTTCTAAATCACCATTAACCATAGCTAAAGAAAATTCTAATGTTTTTTTGTTTAATATATCTGCTTCTGCTTTATCTATTTGACCATTAATTATACCCATTCTTGTTTGATGCTGATTAACTTGATTCATAGCATTGGTATAAATAGCTTCTTTATCTTCTAATGAGTTAAAGATACCCTCTGCTTGTATTAATTTATCTTTAGCTGGACCATCTTCTAATTCATTTATACCTTCCCATTGATACACATTATCTGGATCATTAAATCCATTTTGCATTAAGTAAATAAAATCCATTCCATTTTCATCGGGATATAAATCACGTTGTATTTCTTGTAAGAAATTTTTCTTTCCTTCTATAACAGCAGTATCCCAAGTGTTTTGAAAAGTTTGTACTTGTGACTCACTAAAATTATTTGCAATCATATTATTAGTAATAGTTAATTTTGTTGCATCTAATTGCGTATCAATATCAAATTTAACACCCTTAATTTCTAATTCACCAGCACGAATAATTTCTGGAATATCATTTATTTCAGCATGACTATTTTGAACTATTAAAGATTGAGTTTGTACTAACCCGTCATTTAATAATTTGGTTGCATAATTACGATGATAAGTATTTGCTTTAATACCAAGTTGTGCTTTTATTTTTAAACCAGCTTCGGGGCTTACACTTACAATAGATTGATAGTAACCATCAATAGCTCCGTTTAATTTGTTTTCTAATTCTTCTAAAGATAATTTATTAACAACAGCGTTATCATATATTTCCCCTATATGACTATTAGCTTCTATAATAACATTTGTAGATAATACTTCTAATAAAGTTGCTTTAATAGCTCTACCTCTTACTGTTGAGTCATTACCACCTTTTGCTTCTATTTGTTTTGCTATTTCTGTTGGGTTAGCATCATAATATTGTTGTAGTGTAATAGGATTACCAACAGCATATTCTTGACCTTCCAATTGCATTTCAGCAGATACTTGATCATTAGCGTAATTAACAAGAGAACCAATCTTTTGATTAAGACTATTGAACATATTAGCTTGTTCTTTCAAACCAGCAAAACTTGTACCTGGTACTGAAAAACCTTGTATGCCTAATTTTCTATATGCGGGTATCTGTGCCATTAATCAAACATTCCTTGTTGTTTCATATTAGCCCCTTGCATAGCTATAGTAGCAAAAGCATTTATGTATCCAGTTTTCTTCGCTACTCTTCCAGCTTGTCTAAGTTGTAATCCTTCAAAGACACTCATGCCTTTAACAAATTTTTCATTTAGTTGTGTTAATTTTAATTCTTCCCCACCAGCCCTACGCATTGATGTAGTTAGTGTTGTTAAATATCCCTCAAAACCAGCACCACCAGAACCAGCCCTTGCTACTGCTGTTGCTAAAGTTGCATTAAGATTAGCTAATGCTACATTGCCTTGTTCTTTTGCTTTTGTTCCTTCTACTTTACCTTCAAATTCTTTTGCCATTGCCTGTGCATCGTAATACGCTTTCATGGCTTCACCTTGATAAATTTGACCATAGGCTTGTACTGCTGTTCCCGCTACTGCTACTATTGTCCAAAACATTATTGCCCCGTACTCACTTTGTATTCCAAACCAAGCAACGTAAAAAATAATGGTGCTGATTGTGAAATGGTTATTTGCCCTTGGTTATCATAACCCATTAAAGGCATAATTCTTTTCTTCCCTGTAAAAATATTATTACTACCAAGAGTAACAGGAAATGTTTCTACGGATACATCACTACCGTTAAGCGTAATGTTTTCTGTTAAATATAAAATTAATGTTGCTTCTAGTATTCTTTTTTTCATGCCAATAATTGTGCCACTTGGTAACTGTGTTTCAACAGGCATGGTTGTAATTGTTGGTGTGTAATCTAATCCTACTTCAATATAACTTGTTGGTAATTCATCAGCTATTATAGTTCCAGAAGATACAGTTTCATTAGCTAGTGTTCTTCCGTCATTAATAATTTTAACTGACTCAGCTTCTAAATGAGTAAAGCCTGTTACGGATGCACCACTTGGAGTATTAGCTACACCTCCCATAGCCGCATGAGATGAACATTGATAATGTAAAGTAGATGCTCCACTTGCTACAACAATTTGTGTGTATGCTCCAGAAGAACCTGGTGTTCCACTTGTAGTTACTCCTGTTGTATAAGCTGTACTTTTACTTGCGTCTAAATAAAATCTTAATGGATGACTAGAATTAGAACTATCTGCTTGATCAAATTTGTAAGTATGACCTTCATATAAATTAAGTGTTGGTGTTTGAACTCCATCTATAAAATATTTATTTGATCCCGAAACACTTTGTACTGTAACAACTTTATTTATTGTAGATGAGTTTGGTAAGTTTCCCGCTACCGTAGAATATTGAACAGCACTATCTAAGGTAAAATCATCATTCCATTTTTCTACATTGTAAACAGTAGAACCATTAATAGATCGTTTAATAACAAAGTATGTTGTATCTACATCAACACCTACATTAATAAAATCACCATCGGTTGTTTGAGAAGAGGGGGCTACTACTTGTTGTCCTTTAAGAATAGAATATGTTGTTAGGTTTCCATCTGTTCCATTGACAATCAATAGTAAATCCCCTTCATCTGTCGATGTTGCTCTTCGTAAAGCCATATCGCTGGGTGCTTTAAGTAAGTGTGATGATAGTAAAGAAATATTATTTGAGATGTATGATAACTCTACATCAGAAAAGTTAAACTCTCTTAATGATTTACCAGACCTTTGAATAAATAATGTACCACTCTCTGCTATAACAGGGCGTATACCATCTTTACTTCCTCTTCTTGTTGATGGTCTAACAACAATATTAGAAGGAGTAATAGGATTTAAGTCTGATTGCGGTAAATAAAATTCACCACCCTTAGTAAATAATTGTAAATCTCTTCCACTAACAATACCGTTAATGGCGTTCATTTGATCTGTGTCTATAGTAAAAAATATTCCATCATCATCTAAACCCTCACCAGGATTAAAATCAAAAAAATCATTTACTCTTGAAGCCCACACACCTGTTGGTAATGTTTTACTACCACCAAAATATAATCTCCCTTCATGGAATACACAGGACCTTGGATACCCGTAAGTACCAGACCAGGCATCAACGTAATCTGTTTCTAAAACCCAATCACCATTTGCTAAAGCATCCGTAGAAAAGAACGGTACTTCGACAATTGCCTTAACAGATGTTGCTGAAGTAAAATCAATTATTCTTGCTCTACCTATTCCGTCTTTTGCTTCGACATAATCATTAATATTACCACTTGCAAAAACACTAGCGGAAGCTGTTAGTGTAACATTACCATCAACAGCAGAAGGGGTAACTGTTCCCGAAGGTTCAGAAGTTGATAAAGTAAAAGCATATTTAGGCGTAAAGTCAAAACTAATATCACTAATAGTCCAAGTGCTATGTGATCCACCTCTAACTATTTTTTTAGGGGCCATGTCCTCTTGCACAATAATTAATGTGTCAGCCGACTGTGTCCAATTCATTGTACCAATATTAGCCGAAGCAATACTTGTTGTTAAATAATCATCACTCCCACCATTGATGCCTGTTTGTAATGCACCATCTTTGTAAACGTACATTCTATTATTAACAAACAATAACATATACGATTGTGTTGTAGAAAATTCAAAAGGTACTAAACGACATCCACTTTGCGGATTAGACGCAGAAGGTATTGTTCCTACATACTGAAGTCCTGGGCGTCTTGTAACACCGCCTTGAGGTTGTACTAAAACATTTGTTGCTGAAGCTAATCCGTTATAATATTGTTTAATATCGGTTCTACTTCTTAATAGGGGATCAATCTCACCTGTCGTAAAGTTAGACTGAAAGCTCGTAACTCTACTCATTATTTTCTAATTTCTACTAATGGAAAATCTACTATTGCTTGAGGAGGATTTCCTCTGCCATCTATGTTCATTGCTTGTCTAAAATAACCACCACGATTATTTTCTGAAGGACCACCTAAGGCAATATTACGCCAGTAGTTTCCTTTTTCTGTTTGATCAGTAATTGGTTCTGCTAAATGCCACGCCATCATGTATTTCATTAATTGTACAAAGTATGTTGGCATTAAATCTTCTGGAACTCGGTAAACGTAATCTATGTAAATAGTTGTTTCATTTGTAAACAATTCATTACCGTATATTTCAAATGATTGTATAGGATGAGTAAAGGTATTTGATGTATTAAAAACAGCAATAGGGTTTCCCGCTATAGCATCGGCTGGAAGAGGGTAAGCATACTTCCATTCATTTATAGGTGTTGTTGTTGATTGTGCTAAGACAACTTTCTTTGTACCCCATGACCATTTATACATAGTCAATGTTGAGTCTCTAATGTCTGGATATAAAGCCTGGCATAATCCACTAGCTTCAGTTCCATCTGTAAAAGAGGTGATAACATTAGCCCCAAGCATCCTTAGAGCATCAGCACATATTCCCACATCTGTATCACCACTAGCCATAATATCCTTTTGTAAAAGGGGGCCGAAGCCCCCTCGTTAATTAAGTTTAGTCTGAGTCAGTAACAGCTATAGTCGTGCCATCACTTACATCTACAACGCCAGAAGCATTGGACAAAACAATAGAAATTACCATTGTTGGTGCATCGCTATCATATAAAAACATAATATCGCCCACTTTCAATAGGTCACTTGCAGTATTGAAATATCCAGAAGTATTCATATCCGCTGTACTATCTGTAGTAGTATAAGTCCACATTGCTGGTGCAGTACCAGCTCGGCTATTACCACCAATCGGATTTAATCCGTCAATTGAAAAGGCCATATTAAGACTCCCTACAAGTTATTTCAACAATACCGTCAGCATCAATGCCAACAGCACCAGCAGAGAACATAGAGTTCACTAAGAATGATGCTTTTTCGGGTATGTAGTTGATTTCAGTTTTTTGGCTCATATTTTCTGCTAAACCCACAGAAGATTTATGCCATGCTAGTACAGTTCTATCAGAAGAACCATCAACAGCTAGGCCACCCTCATCTCTATCACCGATAGTAATGAATGTGAAACCAAGGAATGATTTTAACGAACCAGTCGCTAAAACCTTAGTTGTATTAAAATCAATAGACTTTACATCAGCTTCATCTAATAAACCTTGCATACTCTTAGCGTGACATAGAATGTATCTATCTTCCGCTGGTACGTTTTTTGTATCCATTAGTTGTTTTGCTTTTAAAAGTTTATCAACATTTAAGTTAGTATTAGAACCACCAATTGAATTGGCTACAGTTAAAGAAGTTCCAGCACCATCAATCGCATCAATGATCATTTGATCAAGTCTACGCCCAATAGCTTTAGAAACTACTTCTACTAGCTCTCTTCTTTCGTCAAAATTTACCTTAGCTTGCATAAAAATATCACTATATTCACCAGCAGAGAAATCTGTCATAGATACAGATACTTGACTGTGAGCAACACCCAATGGAGTAATGTCCGCTTGAGGTACTCTTAATGTAGCACTACCTTTACCAATTTTAGGAAATTTATAAGTATTGCCCTCTACTCCCGATCTTAATCGAACAGTATCACGAAGCACACTTGATGCTTGGTAAGCCTGTTTAACTTCAGAATCAAAAAGAGTAACATAAGCAGTAGATAATGTTAAAGACATAATATCTTTTCCTTTTAATTAATAAGTTTGATTTCAGTTGTTCGATTAACTCGGCTGAATATATAAATGTTCGGCCATAAAAAATATGGTTAGCGATCTTAGAAATCTATTTCATATTATAAAAAATTTGTGAAGAACAACAATTAAGCAACAGGCACTTTCACCGATCCACCGTAGGCTTTCTCAAATGCTTTTTCTACTCTACTTCTATACGCTGGGTCCGTTAAATATCGTGGATCAGCAATCATAGAATTAAGTTCATCACCAGAAGGTTGTCCTTCTATGTCAACAGATTGCGTAGGAATAGTTTGTTCCCCGTAGTATCTTCTAATTTTATTTAATACTTTTATACCATCAGCAGTTCCCGCCATTGCTTGAAACTCATTCATGTCATCCGCACCCAATACACCTTTGCGTACTAAGCCTTTAGCAAAGTCACGAATACCAGAAACTAATTGATCAGCATTAGGTCCTAATTTTTTTAACTCTTGTTCTCTTGCAAACTTTGTATCTTCTGTATTAGCTTCCGTAATAGATAACACGCCCTGGGCTAATTCATCATACGCACCTTGAGTAATACCATGTTTTAAAGACCAATCATGAAATGTTTTTACAGTAGGATCATCCATTGAAAGATTTTTATCAGAGAATACTTCAGTATTATATTCTTTAGGAGCTTTGTGTTTACCTTGTTTAAATTGTGTTTCTAATTCTGTATACGACTTAGCTAACTTTTCTAACTCTGGTCCATCATCCCCCCAAAACTTTTCTGGAATAAAATCGGGTCTTTCGTATTCTACATCCTCTGGTTCTTGACCATCCTCTGCTATTGTCGCTGGTTCATTTGATTTATCTATGTGTGATAATTCTTCATTAGCTTTAGGTGTACTATCTTCTACTACCTCATTTGCTAATCCATCTAATAATCCTGTTTCTTGTTGTGTTTCTTGTTGTGTTTCTTGTACTGCTTCTTCAGCCATTTTTAACCCTTTCTATTCTTGATATTATTTCTCTGACTATTGAGTTCTGTCCTTCCCTTGCATAACCAAATGAAGGTTCAGCCCCAGGTATCCACGCTGGTTGATCAATAGTTTTACTTTGTAAATGCTTGAGTAATTTTTCACCATCTTTCGTAGTAAAAACTCGTAAGTATAAACGATCTAATTCATCTTGGTCTTGGTGTTGATTTTTTGTTAACTTGACAGCATTAGCATTAACACCTTGCCATCCAGGATCATTTATTGATTGTATATGTTCTGATTGTGTATTTCGTTTCATGTTTTTTTATTTTTGTTTGCAAAATTACGGGCGGCCGCTACGCTTGAAAAACCCCATTTTTTTAATGCTAAATTTTTTCTAGTTGGCGAACCATCGGGTTTTGTCATAGGCCCACTCATACCAGCAAATCTTGCGGCAAAAGAAACTCTTCGTGGATTTGTACCAGATGAAATTGGTTTTTTTACACCGTAGTGTTTTCTTCCAGCATCATTTAATCCGCCTGTAGGGTTTTGGTATTTCTTTTTCGTCAAGCACCCACCTCATTTGCTACTGCCGATGCGGGTTCTTCCAAAGGAGGGGAACCAGGAGGACCACCTTGTCCACCTTGCATTTGCATAGCTTGAGCTTGGGCCATTTGCATTGCTTGTTGTTGTATCATTTCTCTTTCTTCGTTTGTTGTACGAAGAGTTGAGCTGACACCTAATTTGTCTGCGATGAAATCTGCAATCGCATCTGGTTTAACTGTTGACATACCACCAGGTCCTAATGCTTGACACATTTGGAATAATTGCATGGCTTCATTTACTTCTTCCATGTTCTGTGCTTTGGCTAATGGGGATACAGGAATAACTTTTACTTCTAACCCATTAACTTTTAAAGGCATTTCAATTAAACCTTTTTCATCCATAATCATTAATGTTCTTTTAATAATAGGAACCATTGTTTCTGTAATCAATCTACCAAAAGACGCACCAAGATTTTGTGCTAGTTCTTTCATTCTTTCTACAACTTCGGTAGCTGATCTTGCACTCATGTTGTCGGGAGGAAGGCTTTCATCCATGAGCATCTTTTTAATACTAATAACTAAATCATTAATAACTAATTGTGTTACATTAAAATCACCAGCACGGGGAAGAGGGGCTAATGAAGCACCTTGTGGTCCACCGTTTCTTGCAACAGGAATAACTGCTCCAGGTACAATTTTAATTGTTTGCGGATTTAACACACCATCATCACTTGCTGTATAAACACCAGAGATAGCAATGGATGCGTTCTTTAATAATAATTCTTTTGTTTTATTTAATGTTTTAATATCGGGTAATGCGGATACAAGAGGACCTCTACCGTATACTTCACCAGCCACTTTAGTAAAGCGACTAACAATCCACGGGCTGTTATCCATATCTCTATACACTAATTCTGATTGTGATTTTTCATGGATGACATGATAACAATAAGTACCCATTTCTAAATCGTAAATAGTTGCTTCTAATAATTCTACATCTTCCCCTGGTTTGTTTTTCATTAACTCTAAAACAGCATCGGGTATACTTGCATCTGGCCATTGACGTAGAATAGCTTCACCTCTTACTTTCATTCTACGATAAACATTATCAATAGAACCGTAAGGACCTTCTTCTAAGGCAACAAGATACTGAGGAACGGGAGTAAAAACAATAGGATTAACATCATCACCAGGTTGTACTAACATTACAGCAGTACCAACAGCTAGGTCTAAAATAAATTCACCCATTGCTAAATCAAAGTTTGATTGTCGTAAAACAGAAAATAATTTATCTAAGTACATATCCAATGCCATCTGTACTTCTTGTTTGTTTGCTTCTGGTATTTCGTTTCCTGGTTCTAGTCTGCACCATTTTTTATATGGTGGAAATAATCCCGATTGTATTTTATTAGCAAAGCGTTGCGTTGAATCTATGGCTGTAGAGTCAAAGACTACATTCATTTTGTTTTGACCAGGAACACCGCCTTCATAAAAACCATCGTATAAATTACGTTGTGGTAAAGCATAACGATAACAATCTTCATAAATAGATCGCCAGTTATCTTTACGGGATAAGGCTTTTTGATGCCTACCAATAATGTCTTTAATAGGTAATGGCATTAATTAAAATAAACCAACAATAATAATAACAACTATTAATGCACCCGCTACTACTGTAATTTGGCTTTTTTTATCTAATGAAACAAACCAATCTTTAATATTTTTTAGCTTTTCCATATTTCCTTTTCATATCACCTTTAGGTGTATTTTTAATTTTACCGCCAGTAGAAGAAGCATACGCTTTTGCACCAGCCATACCTTTTTTTGAATAACTAAAATTTTTAGTCTTTCCGTCTTTAGTCACCACTTTCGGCATCTTCGTTCTCCTTTATTTTTTCAGCAATCTTCTCTTGATTAGAAGGCTCATCCTTAAATCGTGGATTGCGTATGTAAATTTCTTCAGCCAAGTTTAGTACCTGTGTCACCTAATAATATTTTTCTTTTATTTCTAACCGAAGCTACTTCCGTCATCCCATCTGTTGTATCTAAATTCTTTTTTCTCGTAGAACGAATTAATTTTGTTCTTGAAACTGTTGTACCTTCTGGAACAGTTTTTTTAACTATTCTAGATTTAGATTGTACTTCTGGCCTTCTTTGCGTTGCATTAGAAGTTGGTCTTACTATTTTTTCTATATTTTTTTTAACTAATTTAACTACTGGATTACCACCCATTATACCCTCCTTATTGTTTCATACGGATCTCTTACCGATACGGTGTCCGTAAGTGTTGGGCCTACGCCTGTAGGGTCGTTATCTGGGTTCAGTAACATTCGTCTATTTTGACGAAGTGATCTTGTACGGGAAGCAATCTTTTTTAATTCCGTTTTTCTTTTTGCATCAGCCATTGCATCTCTTTCTGCCTGGGCATCCGTCACCGATTGTGGCATCTCTGGTGCTTTTGGCATTTTCATTAAACTTCCCATTAATAAATCCTTGCGTACATTTCCCAGTCTGATTGATCAGTACCAAACTTTCGCAATACGCCTTCGCTGGTAAAATACATTGCTTTGATCCATTTGTGAGCCACAACATTTGACGAACAAACTGTGCATTGCAAACGGTGTAATTTTAATTGACTAGCAACTAAATCAAAAAATTTTAATGAGCCTTTATGAAATTTCATTTTATGTTTTGGTAAATCTTTATCGGGTATCATCCAAAATTCTACAACATGGTTCCAGTAGGGAAGTATACCCCAACAATTTATCGGCTGTTCTTTATCAAAAAAAGTATACGCAGTTCCTACATCATTGGCTTGATCAATATACGAAAAATAATCTTCGTGATGACTCATTACACTTAGATCAACATCCTTGAGTTCCATTAATTTTAAATGATCCGCTTTAAATGGTTCTATGCGTAACTCATATCCATCTAAACCGAACAAGGTATTCATGTCATCGTAATCGTAAATATCAAGCATTAAGCAAATACATCAAAATCTGAATTAGCTGTAGCCATACCTTTCAGCATATTCTTATTGCGTGTTAAGGCTCTGTGTTCACCACCACCAAGTAAACAATACATAAATGCATCACCGATATGGGAGTGTTCATTTTTATTTGGTGAATCTTTGTATCGTTCTTCCCCCGATATTTGGACACGCTTAAAATGATAGCCACCACTTAATGCTTTGCGTAATCGTAAACATTTTTTATTAACCAGTATACCTGGTTTACCCATAATCATTCTACCCATTGGGGATGCACCAGCTTCCCGTCTAATTTTAAAATCATTGGATACGGTAGGTCTTGCGTTATAGCCTAGCGTTTTTAAATGATCAAAGGCTGTCGTTTCGTATATCGCATCTCTTTGCATACCAGCGGGATCACCCCATATTAATATTTCATTCTTCGGAAAATGAATGTTAAGTTCTGTTTGTAAAATATGACCAAAACGTTCTAAGCCCATATCAAAAGTAACAATCTCATGCAGTATACGCCATTGACCTTGTAATGTTTTCTGACCAAATATTGCTGCTGGAGTTAAACCAAAGTCAATCCCAATATGAACAGGTAGAGCAGCATCAACTTCTAAATCAGCGGACATTAAATGATCATCGTATTCGGGAATAACAGGCTTACCTTCTTGGACATAAGTGTACTTACCTTCAGCGTAACATTGTATCCAATCTAAATTTTTTCCTAGCAACAATTGTTCATAGTATCCATCGGGTAAATTTTTTGTATTCTCTGCTTTGTTGTTTTCTTTCCACCATCTACCAGCGGAAAAAACATATCCATTGGCTTCGGGGTTCTCTGGTAAGTCATCACCCGATACTTGATTAACTGCTGGTGTCTGCTTATAAAACTTCCAAGCAAACTTCCCTGTCATCTTTTCTTTCTCGGCTAGTGTAAACCACCAATGATCATCGTCCATCGGGTTCGTATCCATCCATACACCACGCCATGTCGGACCACCATCACCTTTGGTTGGGTATCTTCCTACCCTATGTGTTAATCCATCTATAACAGCCTTGGGTAATTCTCTTGCTTCATTGACCCATGCACCAGTAAGTTCCATAGATAATAATTTTCGTACATCCTTTGGCTGGTCCAGGGCTAAGAATATCACTTCACAATCAATACCGTGGGCTTTATCTCTACTCGGTAATTTAATGTGGTGCGTAATAGGCGGTGACCATCTCATGTTGCCCCAGGTATGTTCGGGAAATAATTCTAGCCATGTCTTAATGGTAGTAGTGCGTAGTTCTGGGTAAGAGTTTCTGACAATAACAAACCTAGAATATCGTATCCCATCCTTCGGACTAGGCTTTTGCCTAACAGCTTTCAGCATAATCTCTGAAGCACAGGCATACGACTTACCCGATCCTACAGGCCCCATTAATCCTCTCACAAAACTTTTATCTTGTAGAAACTTCCAGACAATAGGGGAGGTTGAATAGTCTAGTTTTAAATTAGTAATTTCATTACTCATCGTCAACATCTATGACTTCTGGACCATGCATTGTAATACCAACAACACTAGGTGTATTCACATTGCTCTCTGATTCTAATAATCCTTGAGCCTTCGCTAGTAGTCTTAAAATGGCTACCTTGTCATGCATTTCTACTTCCAAGCTGTCACCATTCTTACCAGGAACGACTTTAATTCTTTTAATGGCCTTAATAGCAAATTCATCAATATCCTTCGAGTCTTTCACTTTGACATTCCCGTTATTATCCCATTCCATAATGTGGCCAATGTTGGCACGGGCAATATCAACTATTTCTTGGGCTACCGCATCCTTACTATGATCAAGGACATCTGATTTATTAATCCTCCTCTCAACAACTCGGACACCGCCAAATCTATTAAGGGGAGGTTTTGTAATAACTTTCTTTTTAGCCATTAAGACTTAGCAGTTTTCTTTGATGCCTTTAACGCCTTATCGGTAACTGTACCTTTACCAGGTCTACTCGTACCAGCTTTCTTTCTTTGGTTCATGTTGTAGTATAATCCCTTCTTGGCAGTTCCACCGCTTTTCGTTTTATGATAACCTTTTTTCATTGTATCCTCCTATAGTGGTATATCTTCTTCAAGATCACCTTTAGGCTTGTATTGGTCCTTAATGGTAATCTGCATCATCTTTGTATTGCCATCTTTGGAGGTCTGCTCCCAGATAGAAACATCATAGGTTCCTGGAGGTAATGCTTCTTTTAACTCACACTTCCCGTTCTTCCATAATGGGCCATTCCCATCGTTCTTGAAGGTATTTAAGTAGATTGGTTTTTCCATGATTTCCTTTCAAAAAAAAAATTCCCAAAAATTGGAAAATAGTTTTGTGGTCCACCCCCTATATCGCAGTAGGGGGCGGGGGGGATAAGGTCGTTTTTTTCCAGACCCCCCGTATTAAATACAAACCATATACGTTGGTTTGCAGTTTGTAAACAATAGTCATGGCCTAGTGCTTCTGGCTATAGCTTTTACAAATCTTTCTAAATCATCATCATTATTATTCTTAGGTTTATTCAGCATCATCCTATTGAAATACTTAATACTCCTGGGCATTTCCTGTCTTGGAAAGAACTTACCTTTGTACCATTGCAGCAATCTATGTAGCTTCCTAACTATCTGTTCGTACTCCATACCAGATTGTAACCAAGAGATAGCAATATTGATGTGATTATCATTGAATGTGAAATACTGGCCAGAAAGTTCCTCAGTCTTACGTTGCCATTGTATTAGTATCTCTTTACCCTTAATATATATATCATTGTTAATTGAGGTGTTATGTATTCCTTCTGAGTGCATACTTCGTATTCCTTCTGAGGGAATATCTGCATTACCATTACCTCTACGATTATTCCTTGAGGGAATACTTTTCTTCTTCTTATCCACAGGCTTGTCCGTCATCTTAGGACCTTCTGGGAACTCTAATGGCTCTTCATCGGACCTCTCTGTTGCAGTCGCTATGGCCTTGGCATCCTCTTCACTAATCGCATTATCAAACACCATGAAGTATTTATTGCCCTTGAGTCCAGGATGCTTCTTGGCGTACTTCAGATACCCAAACTCCATGAGCTTCTTGATGTGCTTACTCACGGATGGTTGACCGATGCCCATGATCTTACCAATGGTAATTTGATTGGGCCAACAGACACCTTGACGATTGGTATAATTACCTAACATCGCTAAGACTCTGAACGTCTGAGGGAACCTCTTGAAACGTTGATCTACGACAGCAGACTGTGCCAACACACAGAAGTACCCAGGAGTCTTTCCCTTACCGTAGTCCTTCTTTTCATTTGACATCAAACATCTTTTCAATCGTTGCCAGATCACCTGGTTGATGTTTGTTAAGATAATGCATAACGCTTGTATGATCCTTGTTAATACTTCTAGCTATCATCGTAAGCGTAACCTTCTCAGAACAATGCTTCATCGCTAAATGAGCAAAGTCTATTCGTGCTAACACAAATGGTCTGGCTCTGCATGGACCTTCCAATTGCTCTATTGTTAAACCATGAAAGACACTTACAGCTTTCTTTAACTGTGAGAGTTTAGGTACATACTGATTAGGACCAGAAGAACCAACAAGAGTATTTTTTAAACTACGAATAAAAAGTATTTCATCGGATGTAAGACTAGGAACATAACTCACTTTTCACCGTGCCTGTCAGTCATTAACCGCATTAATCTTTCAAGAAACCAATGAGCCTTACCTACTGCAACAGAGCCTGGTTCACCGTCTTTAACACCCATCCTTGATAGATATTTCATGGCTGATCCTTTGAGATAGCCTACAGCTTCGGGGTAACTCATTTGTGATAGTATGGCTTCTATAGTCTCAATTCTCTGGCCATTTCCTTGTCTTTTGTAGTGATTTGGATTGATTTGATCAGTCATATTACCTCTTTGTTAATATATTTTGTAAAATGTGAATAATATATATTGCAAATACTGTTTTGATGTTTATATGTATATAGAACATAACAAGAAAAGGAATAGAACTAATGCCTAAGAAATCATTCTTTCAAGATGCTTCAGAGTTAATGGGTAACAGTAAAGCTGGTAAAGCACACTACGGAAAGTATGTTGCGTACTACCGTGTATCAACAAAGAAACAAGGTGATACAGGTTATGGTTTAGAAGCACAGCAGAAAGCAGTCCAGGATCATTTAAACGGTGGTCGCTGGAAGTTAGTAGGGGAGTTTACTGAGGTAGAGAGTGGTCGTAACAATAGACGGATGCAATTTAAAGAAGCATTAAAACTATGTAAAAAAACAGGTGCTAAACTTATTGTTGCAAAGCTAGATCGTTTATCCAGGAATTTATTATTCCTTGCTACTTTGATGGAGTCTGGCGTAGAATTTATTTGTTGTGATATGCCACAAGCCAATAAGTTAACCCTACAAATTATGGGTGCTATGGCAGAAGATGAGAGTTCTAGGATAAGAAAAAGAACCAAGGATGCATTAGCAGTAGCCAAGGCTAAAGGCGTTAAATTAGGCAATCCCCATGAGAATCTACGCTTAAAAGCTGGTAAAAAGGGGAACAAGGCCCAGAATGAAGAAGCTAATATTTTTGCTTGGGAGATACTACCTTTGATTGACGGGATAAAGGCTTCTGGCTTATCATCATTAAAAGATATTGCAGACGCATTAAATGCAAGAGGGGTTACTACACAGCGTGGTGGTACTTGGTATCCATCTACGGTGTCTAATATTTTAAAGAGGAGGAAGTAATGAGAACTAAAATGGAAAGTAGATTTCCACAGTTATATAAAAAACTTAATTCTAAAGATGTAGCTAATTATACGAGATGGATAAAACAACTAGCAGAAATGTATTATGATTATAAATTACTTACACTTTTTGATTCACATCCTAAATGGACAGGTGTGTGTTTTTTAATGGAGTCCTGGTTTGATCAAAAATTAGTCTCAAAAACTGACATGGCAAAACACATGATAGGGATGAGTAGAGATGGGTCATTAAAATTTATTAATCACATGATTGATACGGAAGTTTTATTTGAACACGGTGATGATACAATTAAACTTGATCAACGAAAAAAGTATCTTGTACCAGCCAGTGAATTATCAGAAGAATGGTTTGTTTATGTTAAAGAACGATTAATGACAGGTATTGAGCATAATAATATAATTACTTTAGGTGGTCATCCTATTGCAAGAGATGTCAATGAAATGTGCTACAAAGTTAAAATTGTTAAGTGAAAATACTATGATTAAGTACAGTATATTTACTGACTATTATTTTATGTATTTGTGTGCTGTGGTTACACTATGAATAATCTGATTAAAAAAGATAGTTCTAAACATTTAAAGATTAAGGATTTACAAAAAGAAGCCATATATTATGCCAAACAGAGTGTGGCTGAGAATACAAAGAGGGCGTACACAGCCGATTGGAATGCCTTTGTATCTTTTTGCAAAGATTATGATGTCAATCCATTACCAGCAAGTTATGAAAATATTGCTCATTTCCTGGTTAGAGAAGCTAGGACCTTAAAACATTCTACACTACAAAGACGATTAGGCGTTATTCGTACCTATCACCGATTAAAAGGTCATTACCTGGACCCGCATCATCCCGTGTTAGAGTCGGTGTGGCGTGGAATTAAGCGTGTCAAGGGAACAAAAACAGAAAGTAAAGAAGCCATTTGGACCTCAGATTTAAAGAAGTTTATTGATGTATTAGAATATCATAGCATTGGTAATATACGAGATAGAGCAGTTTTATTATTTGGGTTTTTATCGGCTCAACGAAGAGAGAATATAGCGGAAGTACGTCTAGAAGATTTAACTTTTAGTCCGCAAGGTATTATCTGGAAGATGCCTAAATCCAAGACTGATCAAAGCGGAGAGGGAACCTTAATTCCAATTCCTTATATGCGTACTCCTAAGTATTGTGCGGTAACCCAATTGGATAATTGGCTGCGTGTTAGTGGTATTAAAGAGGGGTATGTGTTTAGACGTATTTTTAAGAATAATGCTGTCAATGAGAAAGACCAGCCTATTTGCGGGGCTACCGTAAATGGTATTGTAAAGAGAACAGCTAAAATAGCGGGGTATAATCCAGAGAAGTATGGGGGCCATAGCCTTCGTATTGGCTTTATTAGTCAAACCAGAAATACCAATGCTCCCGATCATACCATTATGAAAGTCACAGGCCACCGTGATACCCGCATGATTGATCATTATGCCCAGGAAGGTAATATCTTTCAAAACTTAGCTACCCATAAACTACGCTTATAAAATACTATGACTAAGTACTAGGACTTTATCCTAGATATTAATACTGTACTTTTACCCCCTACCTGTTCGCATAATGTTCGTATATACAAGGTGTTATCAGAACATATATAAACCATGATACAAGCAAACATACACCAAAGCAGAAAACAGGGAAAATCTGGCTTCTGTCAAGGGAAAGGGTTTTGGGGTTTATATTTGATGTTTAAGAATGATTTGCTGTTTATACAAATAAAATCTCTTAAATTTCTGATTTAACTACTTAATATTAAAAAAGGATCACTATGTCTGTAATTATAAGAAACGATAACTCCCCGATCTCGAAAAATAAATATCTAACAATAATAAGAGATCAAGTAAATTTATATATTAAGCCCGAATGGCTTGGTATCGCTAATAAAATCATACAAGCATCATACCGATTAATTATCACTTTGATAAGTTTTATTCTCACACTAAGTCTTGGTGTCATTATCCCCATTTTTTTGTTTGTACTCTTAAATATAGGAGGTCAATAAATGCCTAAACTTACGATAACTGGAAAAGAATTAGGCTGTTCGGAATTACCTAGTATTGTTGAAACTCATGATGGTTTTACTGGGTATAATAGCAGAAACGATGTCTTAAAAAGGCATATTGATGCTAGAGTTAGTGGTCATGTCGATAATCGCTTGGGTGATGTGAACGCTAAAGTTAGGGCTGGAAATTATATGGAAGGCACTATAGGGCAGATGGTCCTAGATAAACTGAACCAAATAGGAAAAGTCACTACTTCATTACCTACTGAAGCAGATAGAAATCCTCTTGTTCCAGGTCTAGGATCATCACCCGATTACTATGTAACAATACAAGACAGCATTGAGTTTAAAGATAACTTTCAAGTATCACACACATTAACAGGTAAAGGATTATTAGAGATTAAGAATTCTACGATACCTGGATATCCAACTAATGTTCGTATTCAAGCACAAGGCCAAATGCTTTGCGGTAATTTCTCTTGGTGCATTGTAGCAAGGTTAGTTAGTGGTTGGGATCTACAATTGTATGTTGAATATTCTAATAGAGATGTCCAAGAAAAAATAACAGAAGCTGTTACAGACTTTTGGCATCGTGTTGAAACAGAGGATTATTATGATCCAGACAGTTCTTCTGAAGCTAGTCGTTTAATTAAAGGTAACGGTATTGCAGACCCAATAGATTTATCTGGCAATAATCAATTACCTACTTTGATACATGAATGGAAAGCTAATGAAAAGATTATGAAACATTCTAAACAAATTAAAGATGACTTAGAGATTCATATGAAGTCTATATTAGGTCAAAACGAAGTAGCCAAGTGTCAAAACTATGAACTACGACACACCACCGTAAATTATAAACCACAGCCAGAGAAGTTAGTTCCAGCTAAAGAAGGATACAGCACAAGACGATTTGGTATTAAGGAGTTAAATGAGTAATATATATTTAAAGATGAACAATGTTATGGCTGGATGTCAGCCTATTGTTAAAGATAAAGCTAAAGGTATTCCCTATCCTGTGCTGCCCTGGAATAAAGTGTCAGACATGGTGAAGGATTTATTAGTAAAAGAAAAGATTACTTTTATACCTCAGATAAGAGAAACAATTGCCAATGGTAATATGACTATCACAACAGTTGATGGTGAGTTTATTAATGCAGAAAATCCGGAAGAGAAGATTACCATTAATGGCTTTACTGGATACGGTATTGATAGTTCAGATAAAGGACCAGGTAAGGCTTACTCTTATGCAATAAAATATTTATTTATTAAAACATTTTGTATGCAGATTGGTGATGATGAGGATAGTGAAAAATCTAATCCTCAAGCACAGCCAATTGATAAGCTAGTAAAAGTTTCTGATAAAAAAGTTGTTAATCTTAATACAAAAAAGCAAGATGATATTATAGTTGCAATGCAACGCATAATTAAAAATGCTGAGTCTACATTAGAGACAAGACAAGCAGATTTAGAAAATTATTTTTTTAATCAAGACTCAGTTATTAAAACGCTTACACCAGCACAGCAAAAACAACTAACAGATGTATTTGATAGTTATCATCGTCAAATAAAAGCAAAGATTAAGGAATCAAAATGATAGGTCCAACTGAGAAACAACAAAGGTGTTTAAATTTTATTAAAGATTTTTTAGATAAAGAAAAAAGATCACCTACACTTAGACAGATTAAAGATCATCTTGAATTAAAATCACATACTTCTGTTTGGCATATGCTGAGACGTATGGAGGAAAGAAATCTAATTAAAGTACACATTGGTAAAGCAAATGGGATTGAGGTCCTATGACGGAACAAGATATAAATTTTGATACTGCAAAAATAGAGAAGTGGATGGAAAATAACAAAGAAAATCCGTATGTCTTAATACTTGGCAACATCTGGCTTCGTAAATTGTGGAATTTAATATAGTTTCTAAAGAGGTTTTTGTTTTTTTTTCCTTCTTTAGAATAGGGGCTGGTTACTCCTTACTAAAAAAACTAGCCCCACCCTCTAATTAGCCATATAAGGACCATACAAGAGGTTTAGTGTTTTTAAGGCACAATCACCCTAGGAGGGTGCTAGAAATGGATTTAAAGGTGTATTCTGACAATCTTTTTAACGATACCTACAGGAAAAACATTGCGATCACCGTAAGATTCTTCATTATCTACTTGATAGGTAGCAAATGTATAAATGTAGTCTTTTGTTCGCTTGTATAAATAACATTTACTAATTAAATTTGCTGGTTTCATTTTTCCAAACTCTTCTGCTGTAGCAATACTACTGTCACCTAAAATATCCATCCAATGTATTTCTACTTCGGGATACTTTTTACCGTGTACTGTTATAGATTTATATTTTCGTGAGTTCGCCATCCCACCTTCCACCTTTTAATAATCGCATTGGTATTAAATGTGGTATGCCTTTGTTGATTAACATACATCCAAGTACAGGTCTAGCTAGTGATCCATTCCTGGAATAAGCAAAAGCCATACTATCTTTATCTATCATACTTCCAATCGTACACGCCCACTTTAAACTTTCTGGTGTAGAAAAATAGGTACAGGTAAATAAACTGTGAAAATGTGATTGCACATATCCATCATAGCCAAGAGCCTGGGCTGACTTTACACAATCTTTATTAAGGTTATGTATAAAATAAAAAGAACCCCATTTAGATTTAATAAGAATATGAGAGTGCCAAGTCCATTTATTTTTATCTACTTCTAATACATCAGCATATTCTTTCATCATTTGCTCTGGTAACATGTGATGTTTTCTTTTACGGTAGAGAAGGGAGCCATGATTAGAATGTAAGAACATCATGTCGGGAACAATCTCTTTTAACTTATGTAAAAAAATTTTAGCTTGATCTAATTCTTTAGTAGGTGCATCTAAATCTGGATCAGTTTGATGAAAAGACCAAGAATTACCATCCACCTCATCTCCCATACAAACCCATCTTGTAGGCTTGTACTTTTTCTTACACGCTTTAATAAAAGCTAATGCATCTCTATGCTGGTAGGGAGAATGAAGGTCAGAGATACAAAATATTCTTTTGTTTATGTCCACTTACTTTTTAAATTTCATTAATTTATCTACGCCACGGTATCCTATAGCACTAGACAATCCCGCAAAAAGTAGCCACATATACCATTCTGGAAGTTCTTCTAAAACGGAGAAGCCAACTTTAATATGCTCTACTGCTGGTGGATAAAAAGCACATAGACATGGTGCAAGTAAAATAGCTAAGACTACTTCATCTTTATACGATGTTTCTAAATTCTTTTGTGCTTGGTTCTCCCATTTAATTTTACCTTCAGCCATTAATTCTTGCTGTTTGATTTTAGCTTTGACTTCGCTGTTCTTTAACTCTTGTTTTAATTTTCTACCCTCAACAACAGATTCTGTTACAGTTTTTGCAATGTTTGTTAATGGGCTAAGTAAACTAAATAAAGCCATTATATTTCCCTCAACTTTCTTGATATTTCTTGCACCCTATGTGGTACTTGACGATGCCATTTTGATCGTAAAATTTCTTCGGATGCTTCTTCGTGTTTTCCTTCTTTAATTAATTTAATAGTATTTTTAAATTTACTAAAACCATTTTTGCCCAGAACAAAAACACACTCTATTCCAGCTTCCTTCGCCATAGGATGACAATCACCTAACAATTGATCTGCCCCAGCTTTGGCTTTAGAAAAATCTATTTCAAATAATGTTTCTATAAAATCATAACCATATTCTTTGGTAACATCTATGTTATCACTCTCTGTAACACGGTGTCCGTGGCCAATTGTAAAGAATGGTTCTTTTACCAATCCATCCGCTGTGTTGTATTCTAACTGATAGGCTCTTAATCTTAGCCCTTCATGTTTTTTAATTTCATCTTTTAATCTGTAATAGTCCATATAGTATTCTCTCCATTCATATTCATTTCTTCAAAGCATTTAGTACGCATATACAAACCTCGTTCTGTAAACTCTGGATGGAGTACGTTTATCAACTCATTCATCTTGAAATTGCACTCTGCCAAGGTTTCAAATTTCACAGGTATCCTAACATCAAAACACAGATTTGTCGATTGTATGTTTGAGACGCACAAGATACCAGCAATAATATAGTTAATCATACTACCTCCAGGGTTGACCACATACCCAGCCAACTAAAGAATAGCGTGTACCTTTTGTGACAGGTTTAACACGATGATATAAGTAACTAGGAAATATAATAGCACCACCTTGCGTAGTTTTATCTAATGTTTTAATTCTATCTTTGTCATTAGGATTACCTATTTCAAATTGAAAATTACCACCGTCATATTCTGCTGGATCATTTAATAAAATACTAAAACTAATCTTGCGTACTAATCCTTCTAAGTATCCATCTTCAAAAGGTTTATCTAAATCATTATCCCTATGCCAATCATAAAAATCACTTTCACCGTAGCTAGTGAATTGTATGCACTCTATAACCATAGTTTGTAAGTTCCACCGCAATTGGTCGTTCGCCTGTTGTAATTGTGTATACAAGATTTGACCTAAATGAAAGTCGTTCATCCAACTGATTTTGGATTTGCGTTGTTTCTGTTGGTCTTTGCCCCAAGTCTTGCCCTCCGTCAAATTCTTCTTCCCATTCTGTATTATCGTCTGGCAATCTGTTACTTTCAAGAAGTTGTTGAAGTAACCATAGTTTATAGGTGTTATCATTTGTCATCCGTTTCTTCGCTTG